TCACCAGCCTCGCTAATGGTCATTACGTCCATAAAGCCGCTGAACAAGACTGTAGGGCTTGCGATCAGGTCGCCAGTGTCATCTAGTGCGCCCAAGTAAATAGTGATTGGTCTGCCTTGGTAATCTTCGTCCCTAGCAATTGCAAGTAACGGGGATTGAATGCCAGACAAAACAATACTTGCTCCCGTTGCTGTCAAGTCGGTTGACTCATCAACAGCACTGATAGACAAAAGATTGCCCACGCCTAAGTAGTTTTTGCCGTTAAAGGTAAGGTCGCCAAAGCCAGACCAAAGATAAAGGTTTCTATCTTCAGGGGGGGTTGAGTCAAACTCTGCTTTAACAAGATAGATAGGCCGTACAACGTCAGCAGTCGCAACTGCTAACATCTCAGCACTTAATACTCTGCTCATAATGCCTCAGTAAATGCTAAAGTAAATCCGTAATTAGATGCCGTGTCAACAGACCAGCCAATATCATTTGATGACATGCGCCACAAACTTTTTGGCAGAGTGAAGTCTAGCACAGAACCGCTTGCAGCTTGCGCTCTTAGTGGTGGCTGAAACTCTATCGTGCCTGTGCCTGAAGCCTTCCCAACTGTAACCATATACAAGTAACTACCAAGCTGGAAGTAGTCTCCAGCCGATACCGCCGACCCGGTTGCAGTCAAGCTCTCAGCTCTAACAGCGGTTATGCCGGAAGTAGCAGCACTTGCAGAGCTAGTGTGCAGAGGATTACCAAACGTGAACGTGCCTTCCCGACCTTTTAGCCCAATGATAAACGCCTCTACCGCTCGCGCCTCAGAATGGGTTAATGGGGGCAGCGTTACATCGCACTCCCATCTTGCGCCCTGATGAGCATATACCTGAGTATCCAGCGTAAACGGCGATTCAGACACGGCAACAACGCGGCGCAATCTCATGTTTAAACTTTGTATCCCTACATTGGGGAATGCTAACGGCATCTTATGCTCCTACCAGTGACTTGCTGTAACTACCGCCTCGCATTCTAGCATCAGCAACCGCACTTTTGGCAGCGTTTGCGATCTGTGGCATTAATGTAGCAATCTCAGCACGAACGGTCTGCTGAACGCCTGTGGTAACATTAATTGTCTGGTTTACAACAATGCCGCCCATAGACTGGCCTCTGCTGTGATCAATAACTGTCTCGTTCGGATGAAGTATAGCATTAAATCCACCTCTGCCATCAACGCCACCAGAGCGCGAACCCGACCCGGTAAATCCACCACCTTCTAAACTAGGCACAAATGGGTCAGACATATCAAACCCATAACCAGCATTAGCCGATGTCATTCCTCTTGTAATGCCAGCTGTAATTGCGCCAAATGCAGCATCAACAATATATTTTTGAATTAACATTCTTATAAGGCTATCTACTACGCTTTTAGCTACGCCTTTCATTGCCTCAGCAAAGTTCTCAGCACCAGTAATGGCATTAGTAAATCCATCAGCCATTCCAGACGTTAAAGCGGCATAACTACTCTCCATTGCTTTCTGGAACTCTTCTTGATCCTTCAGAAGCTTTTGCTGCTTCTTTTCATCCTCTTTTTGCTTTTTCTGAGTCAATGCATTTATTGTTTTTTGCATTTGCTCTTCACGCGTTACAAAATCCTTATCTGCTTTTTCTTTAAGCTTGGCCGCGTCTTTCTGAGCCTTTTCTTGGGCCTTTTGATTTTCAGCAATAGCTTTCTGCTCTTCTTCCATTCCTTTAACTATTTGATCATAAAGTTCAATTTTCTCTATTTGCTGATCAATGATTTTTTGGTTTTCAGGGGTTGCTTGCTTATACGCATCAGTAAGCCGAATCTGCTCGGCTCTTGTAAGCCCTAAAGCATTACTTTCTGAGGTTAATGATTTTATTAAAGCTTCTGTCTCATTAGAATTTTCGTCTGTCTTGGCAGTAAGTTCTGCAATTGCCTTTTCAGCCAGTAAAATATTATCCTGATACGTTTTAATCTCAGCATTAACTTCACCCATAATCTTTTCGTTATTCATTGCTATGGCGTTTTGCATTTTTACGCCATTATTCAAAGAATTAATTTCTTCTTTAGCAGATGCAATTGTTTCTTGATGCTTTTGTATTTGCATTTGTGCGCGACGAAAAGCAATATCCTGCAAAGATTTAGACAATTTATCGAATTGATCTATTAAGCCATCAGCTTCTTTGTTTAGCGCCTGCATTGCTTTTGCTGATTCGCCCATCTTAGGAATAAACGCGGTGGCAAGTGCTGCACCAACAGCCAATATTGCACCAACAACAGCGCCATGCGGCCCCATAAGAGATAGTATTTGAGAACCCTGCTGACCTAAAACTGTAAGGAAAGATTGGCCACCCTGAAGCTGCACAGCAATATCCTGTACCTGATGGCCCATCTGTCCCATGCCGCCTCTAATTAGACGGAATTGATTGTTTAACGCCTTCCCTTGCTTCTCTGTGCGAGCCATGTCCTGCCTAGCATTATTAAACGCAGCGCCTGCGCTATACTTGCCCTTCATCTCGGCAATCATATGTGCATTATTTGGCATTTTCACGATCTCGCTTTATTTTTAGGAAGGTAAACCAGTGATTAAATTCATCAACTGTCATTTCATAAATTGTCGAAAGTGGTTGACCAAGGTGCTCCGCTAAAAAATACATCGCGTACAGCTCTGTAGAAACACCTTGATCATTTATTAGTTTTTTTCGCGCTCCTCTTCATCATCTTCTACGCGAAGCACAAAATTAGCCACTTTTGACAATACTTCTGGATCAACATTTTTGCGAAGCTTTACTTTGTCACCAACATCAAAGACAGGCTCCCCATCTTTATCAGTAACTCCGAAAATGACCGCATAGACTAAATAGTCGGTTGTATCACCATTTGATCTACTCATCCATTTTGCTTTATCTTCAAGACATAAATTTTTTGAGTACAGAGTAGTATCCCACTCATCTACTCTCAAAGTCCTAATCTCTTTATTGCTGAAATGTGATACAGCAGAATCTATAAGTTTTCCCATGTTATACAGTTCCGGTTGTTAACGGGCCGTTGCCAGTAACTGAGAACGAAGCTTCAATCAGGCCATCAAATGATGCAGTCTTGCTTACAGAGGTTACAATACAAGCTCCAGACCATTCTACATCGCCAGTGTTGTTGCCTGTAGGATACAGATTTACAGTAACTTCTGCTCCAGCAATTAACGCCAATTGACCAGTAGTGTCAGCGTCATCCCAAATAGCATTGAAAGATGAAGTCCAAGACTTGAGAGTAGGCTTGTGTGTAACCCAAGAATCACCCATTACAGTATCAGATACTGTTTCAGAAGTTGTCTCAAGTGACCAATCCTTAATTTCAGCGACAGCGTTTACGCCAACGTATACTGCGCCATTCTTACCTGTGTATGTTGCCATTTCTAAATACCTCTAAGCGCCATAGCGCATTAATTAACGTAAGCGAAAATCGCCATTAAATTACTATATCGGGTTGATTTTCTTTCACCCTATATAGCACCTCAACAGTCAGAGAAGCCATAGCTACTGGCTGATCACCTGTACCGTTGAAGTCTGCTGTAAAGTCTGTAATCATCAAGTCTGCTGCATATCCATTTAACGTAATATCTGAATATAATGCTTCCTCAACTTCAAGACTTATTTGGTCAAGAGCGTCATCATAACCCATCACGCCCTTTACATAAATCTCTACACCAAAACTAACTTTTCTTTCCTGAGTTCTTGGTAGACCCATTGTCGAATATTCAATAACTTCATCTTTACTGTAAACAATAATGCCCGGAAGCTTGTTAGCAGCAATTGGATAAACGCGGCTTTGATATACATTTACCCCAGTTGTGGGTAACCCAGTTAGGACAATAGATACCCGATCTCTAAGCAGCTTCCTGACGTGAGCCATTATTGAGCCTCTAAAGCAATTTCTGTAATTCCAGTGCCATCTGCCATTATGATTCTAGCAATATAGCTTGATGATCGAATAGTAAAATGGTCGCCTTCAGAAATACCGGAAACATCAGATGTTTTAACGGTTAGTCTAGGTTGCTGTACAGCAAAAGAAACAGATCCACCAGCATCGACAGCTTCATATGAATTATCAAAAATACCTATCAAATTGATACTGCCACCACCAAATGGAGTGAATGTTACTGATTCGCCAAAATCAGCAAGCATAATCGTTCTTTCAATTCCTGTTTCAATAGGCATTATTTCTTAGCGTCTCTTTTCTTTAGCTTTGCTGGAGATTTTACGACATCGGCCCGTCTATCTTCGATAACAATTTCTTCTGCAACAGGAATCAATCTTCCCATATTTAAAAGATTATCACCTACTCGACGGTCGTCGATAGTTACTATGCTGCCAGCTTGATAGCTCGAACCGTTAATAACACAACCTTTAATTACTTCATATTTCATTAGAAATCTCCTTTAATAATATCAACTCGATGAATTGACATAAGTAAAGAAGGGGGGCCGAAACCCCCCATCTAATTACACGCCATCGTTACCGAAAGCGAAGCTAACAGCATGACGAACAGCCATGTCTACTGATTGCAATGCTACGATACGGACAGTACCAGTAGTTGATGATGTGTACGGGTCAACAATAATGTCAAGACCGCCAAACATACCAATCAACAGGTCATCAAAGTTACCGAAGTACATGTTTCCAGCAGTAGCTTGGTTAGAAACAATGCCACGGTATCCGTTGATGGTGCCGCCCGGCTCAACTACAAACTGAGCAGTATTGGAAGCTTTCTCAAGAGTCTTGAGAGCGCCGTACATGCTTGCTGGCAGAATGTAAGCCAAGTTACCCATTAGGGCGTTATCTTCAGCTACAGCAGTCTCAAGGCTTACTACTTCAGCAAAAGTTGGGTTAACACCAGCGAAAGAAGTTACGCTGTTAACGCCAGAAGTATTAAGAATACCAAAAGGCTGACCGCCTGCACCTGAACCTTCCAAGCCTGCTTTGTCGATTGCGATAGCCAAGGCGCGAGCCAAGTCATCACGAATCAAACCTTCAACATCAAGGCTAGATTGCATCAACAGTTGACGGGTAACGTCAGTGAATGCACCAAGAGTCTTAGGGCTTAGAGACACTTGACCAACAGTCATTTCTGTCTCAGAAGCAGCGCCGCCTTCAGTTCCAATCCAAGATGCTGTAGAAGCAGAAGTCTTCTTAGGGATTTTAACATCGCCACGAAGACCGCCGAGCATACGAGCACCAGCTTGCATAACAGAAGACGAGTTACGCAGAGCGTCAATGAAGTCGCCACCACGGAAATCATCAGCAAACAGAGCTGAATCATCGGCGCTGTTCATGTCACGCTTCCAAGTACGCAATACTTCAGCAGGAAGCATCAAGCCTTGTGCAGTTGTGCCATACTGGTCAGCAGCAGCTCGTGAACACTCAAATTCAAAAGCAGCAGCTTCTTGAGCGCGACGATCAGTTGGGTTAGCAAGAGCATGTACAGCACGAACAAGACTAAACTTTTTAACTTCGTCTTTTTTCATGCCAATGTCTTGGCTTTCCAGTGCGCGTTGCGAACCAATTGACTCTAAAAGCTCACCACGGAATTGTTCAATGCTACGGCCTTCGCTAATTGCTTTGCGAGCCATTTCGCTTTGATTGTGACGAGCACCAAGCTCAACAATTTGAGCGGCGTTACGTTGTGCGGATTGCTGTGCTTCAGCTTTTACCGCTTCAATATCAACTTCTGACATAGTAGTTCTCTCTTTAAATGAAGTTTTAATTACGGGTTTATGTGAAGTTTCGCTCGAACGCCCAACGCCAACTGTCATATCGGCAGGAATAGACACCAAACTTGCTTCTACAGGCTTCCACAACACGGCACGGTATGTGTCTTTGTTGCGAGAATCCTTTTCCATCTTGTTAATGGCGTAACCAACGGAAATGTTGGCTCTAATACCATCAACAACATCAGAGAAAGCCTCCTGAGCACGTTCGCTTTTTCCAAAGCGTACTATTGCGCGCAGTCTACGCGTTTGCCCATCAAGCTCTACTGATTCTATAACACCAATTTGCTTCTCTGGATCGTGGTCCAGCAGCAACGGTGCGCGACCAGACGCTAAGAAGGATAAATCAATCGCTTCTGGCGTGTGGTCTAATATTTCCTTGCCAAATGAACGCTCAACAGGCTCTTCACTTGAAATGGCGATCTGTACTGTTCTCTTCTTCTCATCAATAGGAGACATAACAAGCGCCATTGCTCGATGACTCACTTCAACGCCTTTGCGCTCAATATGCTCATCTTCTGCTACAACTTCTTTATCGGCTACTTCTTGATCAACAACAGCTTCTAATTCATCAGAAGAACGCTCAACAATTTCTTCTTCTGCAACTACGCCTTCTAATTCTTCAGTGTCCATAATAACCTCTTCACTTCGATCATCGTTAATTTGGTTTGCGATTTTACGCGACCATGAGAAACCAGCATCTCCACCCCATAAAGCCCAAGCAATTCTGCCTGCTGATGGATAACCCTTTTCCCCTTGACGGAACCCTTCCGCATCTTTATCTACTTCATGCCTAGCGAAGAACGAGTGCATTCTCTTAACTGTGTTAAATGACAATTCTTTCTTATTGCTTATGTCCCTAGCCCTAGCGACACCAACGGCAGTTCCTCCGCGACCAAACTTCTTGCGCCACTCTAATCCGCGATTAGCCTCTGACACCATTGCATCAGTTGGTCGAGTATTGATCTCTTTGCCTTTAAATTTGGGCATCATCGTCTTCGATTATATCAGGATTTATTGAGTTTAGGTTTGCTCCAAATGGCTCAAGAGCATATCTAACACCAAACTGCGCGGCAATATCTCTGTCTCTCGCAATCTGAGAAACCAATTCCTCAACATCTTTACCATATTGAGATGCAACATCCTGCAAGCTGAGAACGCCACTTTTCAGGCCCATAATCGCAGCATTCATTTCCTTTTGCGGGTCAACCCAATTCCAAGCTTTCCCTCTGAACTCAGTAGCCTCGGAGAATCTTTCATATTGACGTATGGGAATGCCAAAGCTGTTGATTTCCATTGCCGAAGCAAGCCATTCATCAAAAACAATTCTAACAAAGTGCTGAGTCACAAAAGCCTGTAGGTTTTTATAGTTATCTCTCTCTTCAAGAGCACCTTGCCGTATAGAGCTATAGCTAACAGACTCCAAATCGCTTGATAAGCTGGGATAACTCACACCAAATACAGAAGAAATACCCTTTAAAACAGCCTTATGGAAAACGTCAAATTCATTATTTGGATACTGTGGATCAAATGACTTGAAGTCAACGCCATTAGGAAGCTGATGAAAAGTACCGGGAGAGGCTTCCATAATAGGCATATGACCATCAAGATCGTCGCCAACAAAGCCGTCACCAGTTGGAGAAGTGAAAAAGCCCATTTTTGACGCGCCAATTCGAGCATTTACAATGGCAGCTTCTCGCAAAGCACCTAATTGCTTAATTGCAGGCAATGCAGCAGCTATCCAAGGCTCCCCTCTAGTCTGACCTGCACGAACTTGCTCATAAACATGAATGACGCGATCAGCGGGTATTCTAATGTGCTTAGGAGACTTTCCTGATGTCGTATAATCGTAATCTCCGGGATGGTAACTCAGTATGTGGTATGCGACAGGCTTCTTAAACTTGTCCAATTCAATACCCATGCGAATTTCATTGCCGTTAGAAAGCCTTTCATTCTTCTGCTCATCAACTTGGTCTGGCTCAATAAACTCAATTGCAAAAGAATCGTGAAACGATACCCCTCGATGCTTAATAATAAATACCTCGCCATCTCTGGCAAGACACTCAATTGCAAGCTTTTGTGCATCAAGCCACGACATCTTGCCATCAACAGTACAGTTTCCTAACTTTCCCCACTTCTTAAACGCTGTCTCAATCTTTTGATTTCCATCTCGATCAAGCTTGCCAACGCTATCAGTAGCCTTAACTTGAACGCCAAAGCCCTTATCTCCAATAACATTTGTTTTAAGCAGGTTAAGATACCTTCTGACATATTCATTATTTCTAGCCAAATCTCTGGCTCTAGAACGAATAATCTTTAAAGCAGGTCTAAGCTCACTGTCTGGGCTTCGCTCGGACGCTTTAAAGTCTGAGAATAAATAGCCAGTGTTCGCAGCTTGGTAAGAACGCTTAAATATTTTCGCTTTTACTTCTGGCGCTGGCTTGAATCTGTCAAATATTCCCACTTAAAACCTCACTTGTATTGTTGATGCGCCTTTTCTACCATGAGTTACATCAAGATGCTGAGTCTCTCTAACAACTTCTGCCTTATAAAAGTTTCTAGCATCCAATAATTCTTGAAAGGACATCTTTGTTAAAGACCTTCCTGCTATAGAGTAACTAGAAACATCAGCGTCAGCCTTGCCAGTCAAAATAGTTTCAATTTTGGCAAGCATAATTTGAGCGTGTGTTCTTGGGTCTGCCTGATTAACATCTAAGTCGGGAATAGCTAGAAAATGCCCTCGATCAATGACAATTCTTTCGCCATCAGAGTTTCTGGTTATTTCAAGCTGATAATGGTAATCACCCGGACTGAAGTCTGCGCTATCATTGCTGCTAACGGTGGCGAGATAATGAGTGGTTTGGCCAGTCATAACCAAAGTTATTTCATTACTCCCGCCTCCAGTTATCCTAGCGACATAAGTGGCAGTATATAAATTTGTCGGGTAATCTTGAACAAAGTCTGAACGCTTCCATTGGATAAAATCGCCAACAACAATAGATTCAGGCTCACCTTCTGGAGCGTTTGTTGCATCAAAAGCATTAGCCATTTATTTTTCCTTTAGCGCCAAGAATTAACAAACCCTTTGCCTACTTTTGGCACAAAGGATGTTTGTTTATTGGTTTGTTTAACTTCTTCTTCCCGACCAAAATCTGATTTATTCTTATCAGAAAGACTATTAATATTCACATTTAAAATTGCATAAGCTGCCATTGCATACACAAAACAGTCTAATGCCTCATTCCTTGGCCTAATCTTCTGGAATACACGCTTTTTGTATCCTCTCGAAAACTTTGTAACAATCTTCTCAGCCGTTAACTGCCGAAAATACTCTTCATTTAAGTCGTCGTGAAAGTGGATATACCCAGCACCTTCATCTTTTATACGCATCCTAGCAAATAATAAATCTTTTGCGCTATCTACGCCTACGGGAAACAGCAAACATTTGCCGATATTATTTTTAGATGGGCGGCCAACAATAGCTTTACCTTCTCCACCAACACCTTTTATCGCAAAAACTCGTCTTCCATAGTTCTTTTTCGCGTACGAGTATACCGCATTTGTAAAATGACCGCCAGAGTCTATACAGCTTGCTCGAATTGGCATTTGCCTATTGTCATTTGTCATATATGTTGTAAAAAGCCTACTATCCAATGATGTCCACAACTGAGGAGTGGATGGGTCACCATATAAAACAAAATGGTCAATTACCCAAGATTCATCATCTCTTCCCCATCCAATAATAGAAATTTCCAAGCGGTTATCCTGAACGTCAACGCCAGCAGTCAAGAAAACAACATCATCAGGTATTCCTTCGCCGTAAGCTTCGCGCCGTTCAGCCAAAGAATAGTCATCAATAGTTTCTCCCTGATCTTCCCAACTTTCTCCTAGATAAGTATTTGTCCAAACTCTAAGCTGTTCAGGGTTCTTCCTCATAGAAAGGAAATCCCTTACTCCATCAGCAAGAGGAGTCCACGGAGAATATAAACCAGAAATACAAAAACCAGCAATTCCAAGAAATGGCTTCTCAGCCTTCCACTCTCCGTTGCGTATAGACCAACGTCTATCAGAGTCTGTCCACAAGACAGCGCACTCTTCGCACATGTAGGAGGCGGTATCTGGGTCTTTATCAATCCATCGGACATTAGCCCACTTCAGCTTCTGTGGGTGATGGCAATGCTTGCAGGGGACGTAATAGTTTCGCTGGTCAGATGCTTCAAATGCCTCTTCGATTCTGCTGGCATCCTTATTGGTTGGAGTAGACACCATAATGATCTTTCTATTCCAGAAGGTAGCAGCTCTTTTGCGAGCAAGCTGGATAGGGTCACCCTCAGAACCAGCACTTGCAGGATAACGATCAACTTCGTCACACAGAACAAGTCTGATTGGTCTGGACGCAAGACCTGATGGACTATTCGCACCAACTAGCGTCAAGCTTCCTCCAGGGAAAAGCTTGTGTAGCGTTGTGTTCCCGCTGTCTCTTGCGCGTGGGTCTTTAACCTTGTTCCTTAGGCATGGGGTTGATTTAAGCAAACCATTTGCAACTCGATCCTTTGAGAACGACTGGGCCATCTCAAGGGTTGGCTGAAGAACAAGAATAGGGCTTGGGTCATTGTCAATGTGGTAACCAATGATATTTAAGATGGCTTCAGACTTTCCAAGCTGCGCCCCAGCCATAACGACAACTTCTCTAACGCTGTCGTCGGCACAAGCATCCATTATCCCTCTCTGATACTCAGCCCTTGATGTGTACCATCTACCGGGTTCACTACTTGTTTGAGAGTCTAGTCGCCTTTTTTGGTCTGCCCACTGGCTTACTGTTAGCCTTGGTGGTGGCTTTAGCACCTGAATCGCTTTCTTCAGATGACTCAGTAAATCCGCTTGTTGATGATGGGTCAATGCTTGGCTCATAATTACTCAATTCTTCTAATGCTTCATTCATTAGGTCTTCTAGTATTGTTTGACACCTACTTGCTTCAGTCTCCGCTGAAACAACTGGAGCCGCCTTTGTTGGGATAGATAGCAACTTTCCTTTCATTGCGCCTAAAACATCCTCCCAAGCCTGCACAACATCAGAAGCAAGAACCAATGTGCCATGAACCTTTGCAAGCTCTAGCTCTGCAATCTCAGCTTCTGCATTTACTTTTCTTGTTCTCGCCTCGTCATAACTTGAGCCGATCTTAACCCCGCCTGTAGATGCCATGTTGTCTCCTTTTTATAAAGTATTATTTAAATAAACAGTATTGTAAAGGAATCACGAAATTAGTTTTGCTAAATTCTATCTCTAGACGAACTTCGCGGCGCGAAACTACC